GATCGATTTCTTGTGCAGGCGCAGGCTGTGTGACGTATACCCCTCGCTGTCCGGCGGTTCCAGACGGATGATGTCGGAATGCGCAATGAAGATCGTGGACATGCCGCGGTCACGGCGCAGGATCTCCGCCATCTTGCGCACTCGGCCATGCATCGCAGCAACGGCCTCATAGCCAGCGCCATAGCCACCAAGCGCGGTGGCCAGCGTGTTCTTGCCGCTGTCCTTCATCACCTGATTGGCAAACATCTCATCCAGACCGGACGTGCTGTCCACGATCAGCGTTGCGAAGTCGTGTTCGTCTTCATGCAGTGCTTTGAGTTGCGCCCACAGCTCGGCTGCATCCGCCATAGGCTCTTCAGGGCCGGCAGGCAGGCGGGCGTCGGGAATATCGCTGGGGACGTTCTCACCCTCTGTCCGCAGCAGGTACGGCTTGCGGAAGGTGCAGGCGAGGGATGATTTTCCGGTATTGGGACCGCCTACCAGCGTGGCGATCAGGGGGCGCCGGGTCGATACCCGGCCAGTGGCAAGGACGCTCATTTGGTTTCCTTTCTCTCTTGCCCTTGCGGTGTAAGCCGACGCTGTGTAGGGTGTCAACAGACAATTTGGAGGGTTCGATGACATTGGAAGAAATCCGATCCGCATTGCAGGATCGCAGGATACGGATGGTGGCCAAGGCGGTGGGGGTGCATCACACCACGATTTACGCTCTTCGTGATGACCCGCAGCACATGCCGACCCGGCGCGTGGCGCAGGCTCTTGCTGATTATCTCAGCAAGGATGGCAGGGCATGAAGGGCCACGACTTCGACGCTATCAAGCAGAATTATCCGCTTGATGAGGTGATCGGCCGCACGATCAAGCTGCGCAAACACAGTGGCTGGTACGAGGGCCTATGCCCGTTCCACAACGAGAATAGCCCGAGCCTGAAGTTCAAGGAATCGGACGAGCATTGGCATTGCTTCGGCTGCGGCGCGCATGGCGATGTGATCGATTTTGTATCCAAGATCGAGCATATCACCATTGCCGAGGCCGTGGGCCGGTTGACCGGGGGGCAATCTATCGAGCTGTCCGATACTGACCGACAGAAGCGCAAGGAATGGCTGGCAGCGCAGGAAGCGATTGCCCAGCAGCTACGTAAAGCCGCTATCGAGCAGGCAAACCGCCGTTGGGATCGGGCGCGCGAGGTTGAAGGTACGCAAGGCTATCTGGAGCGCAAGCATGTCGCGCCATGCGGGGCGCGCATGGAAGGTGACAATCTTCTTGTGCCGATGTGGGACGCCAACGGCGACATCATCAACGTCCAGTCGATTGCGCCGGACGGCACCAAGCGGTTCCAGAAAGATGCCCCCACAGTCGGCGCGCGCTTCTACATCGGCATTGGCTTCGGTCGCGTCACGATATGCGAAGGCTTCGCAACAGGCGCGTCCATCTATGAGGCCGTGCCTGACAAGGTGTGCATCGCATTCAGTGCGGGGCAGGTCGAGAATATTGCAAGGGAAATGATCGCTGCCGGTGTGGGCGTGGTCATCGCCGCGGATCGCAAGGGCCTGTCCGCTATGGAGCAGCTTGGTGCGGAACTGGGTGTGCCGGTCATTGCGCCGCCGCAGCTTGCCAGCGGGGACGACGACTTCAACGGGCAGATGATTGAGCAGGGCGTCGAGGCGGTGGCTGCGACATTCCGGCAAGGGCTGATCGACTTCGCCAACCGTCCCGAGCCGCCGGCCGCAGCGCCGCCATGCGCTATCTCGTTCGTGGATGCCATGGACTTCAAGGAAGCGGACATACCGTTGCGCCCGTGGATCATTCCAGGCGCACTGTTGGCGGGGTCCACGCACATTCTTGCAGCCCCTGGGGGCACCGGCAAATCGGTGTTTACGTTGCAGCTCGGGCTTATGCTGGCTGCGGGCAAGGAATGGGCAAAGTGGCGCCCGAAGAAGAAGTGCAAGGTACTCATCATCAATGCCGAGGACGACATAGCCGAGCAGCGTCGGCGTATGGTAGCGGCGCAAACTGTGATGGGGTTTGGCGCCGAGCGTGGGCAGATCATGCTTGCCGATGCGCCAGAAAATATCCTGATGTCCACCAGCGATCCGGTAAAAAAGTCACTGATCGCAACACCGCTGGTCGATCAGTTGGTGGATGTCATCAAACATTACGGCATTGACGTGGTGATCGTGGATCCCTTCGCTGAGACGTTTGACGGCGACGAAAACAGCAACGGCGACACCAAGTGGGCCATGAAAATCTGGCGCGACAAGATCGCCCGCCCGACAGGCGCCGCGGTCTATCTTGTGCATCACACCACCAAGGGGTCTGAGGACAAGGCGGGTAGCGCGGACGTGATTCGCGGTGGCGGTGCTATCGTAAATTCAGCACGTCTGGCTGCGACGCTGTTTGTGATGTCGAAGGGTGAGGCGTCGGCGCTATCTGTGAAGGAAGACGATCGTTTTCGGTACGTTCGCTATGACGATGCCAAATCCAACAACTCGCTGATCGGTGGACGGTCCTGGTTCGAGAAGATTTCGGTCGTCCTTCAGAATGGGGCGGCTGACGATAGCGAGGGTGGTGATGAGGTTGGAGCGCTCAAGCCATGGGTGCCCAATGGCCTTGGTGCCTATGAGCCATCGCAGATCATGCGGGTGCTTAATGCCCTTGAAGACGGCTTTGTCGATCAGGATGGCGTGGCTACGGACCAGCCCTTCAGCAAGAGCGCGGCCGGCGGGTCGAAGCGCTGGATAGGCTATCTGATTGGCGACATGATGGGCGTCGAGGATGACGAGGCGCGCAAGATCACCGGCCTGCTGATGGATGGCAAGATGATCGAGGAGTATGATTTTCACGATAGCGTGAAGGGTCGCGCGGCAAAGGGTCTGCGGGCCAATATCGAGGCCGCAAACAAGGCTTTTGGGCTTTCCCCAATTGGGTAAAATAATTGGGGAATGTTTTGGGAAATTGGATTCAAGAATGGCGGAAAACTGCCAATCCCCAATTCCCCAAAACACGCCCCCCTAAAGGGGGGGGCGTATGTTTGGGGATGAAATTGGGGAGGCTGGCATGTTTTCCAGATGGGGATTGGGGAAGCAGACGACGTAGCGCTAACCCCTCCCCCTGCCGTGGTTGTGGGGTGAGAAAAAAGTTGGTGTTGGGTGTTGACGGGATGGCGATATGGCGTCATGTTGATTGGGAAGGAGAAATAACATGACCGTCTTTGATCTGGCCCAACGCTACGAACGCGCTTCACTGGAATATGCACGCGCTTTAGGTATGAACGCTCGCGACCAGGGTGTTTCTAAGAAACAATGCGGTCAGCTTCGGCGTGTCAAGACGATGGCCTATGACGCATGGCAACGTGCGCTTTTCGCGCAAACGGTGTTGAAGCACAACAAGGGGCCGATGGCATGACTCAGCATGAGATAGATCGTGAGATTGAGCGCATGCACAACGCCGGGGATCGCAAAGGTGTTGTAAATCTGATGCGCAAATACGGCTTGTTTTCGGACGAGGTGGAAGTCCGAAGGTATCTAGCATTTCAGGATGAAGCATGAAAACCCAAGCAGACCACGCCCGCGCCTACCGCAAACGCAAGGCTGCCAAACTCCAACGGCTGGCGGCGTACGAGGCGGCGCTGCGGGAGATTGCGACGGGATACTATGGCGCTACGGCTCATATTATCGCGGAATCCGCCCTCGCCGCAGACCGTTTTGAATTGGAGAATGGGGCATGAGCGAGAAGCATACGCCTGGGCCTTGGGTCGAGAACGGCAACAGCGACTGGTATCCTGATCGGCACGAAGGTCAGGGTGACTCGTCTTGGGTCGTGATCCGCAGCGATACAGCCGACATCGACGTGGCAATCGTGATGGAGCAGGTCAGCTATTGGAATGCCGCTGAGACGATGGAGGCAAACGCGCTTCTGATCGCCGCTGCGCCAACCATGTTGGGCGATCTGATCGAAGCCGAGCGCATGTTCCGCTGGTACGGCGACATGCACGCCGCAAAGCCGGATGCTGAGAAGGCCGAGCGCAATTATGCGATGGCCGATCGCCTCGCAGCCACGATCGCCCTCGCCACCCCCACATCGGAGACGGCAGCAGGTCGCGATGTTTGACGCTAGCATATCTGACCGCTTTTGGGCGCAGGTAGACCGGTCAGGCGGAGATGACGCGTGCTGGCCTTGGACCGGCCGCACATACAGGCTCTACGGCGTCACCAGCGCCCAGGGTAAGCAGTACCGGGCGCATAGGATGGCCATGCTTCTGACGGGGCATACGATTCCCGAAAAGCACGTCGTCTGCCACAGATGCGACAACCCTCCTTGCTGCAACCCAAGGCATCTCTTCATCGGGACGCAGGCCGACAATATCGCGGACATGGTCGCCAAGGGCAGGCTGGTGAAACCGCCGGGTCTGCGCGGCGAACCCAATTGGGGTTCAAAGCTCACCCACTGCAAGCATGGCCACCCCTTTTCGGGAAGGAACCTCATCATGAGAAAGAATGGAAACCGGCAATGCCGCGCGTGTGCAGCCGTTTCGACAAAGAGCATTTGGGAGCGGAAGAAGGCTGAGAAGGCGCGTGCTCTTGCCGCTCAGGAGCAAGGCGCATGACCGAGATCGTTTGGGGGCCGGAGATCGCGGTCGATGGCAAGCGGCCGGAGTGGCTAGAGGACGGTGATGCCCTTGATGTACGCTGGAGCGGCCCTGATCATGCTTGGTACACCGCGGATGTACCAAGGGGCGCCAAGCCGTGGCATGTTGAGTGGGATGGTGCCGTTGCCATCCGCCTCCCCGCCGATCACCCCCACTACGCCGAACTATCAGGAATTTCCGGACAGTTGGATTGGTCGAAGCCGATAGAGGCTGTGCATGAGGATGGGCGAACCGTCAGCCTGGCCCTGAGCGATCAACCGAACAACCCTGATAGCGCAGGGGATTTCTACACTGGCAGTATCGAAGGCCAGTCGGGGATATGGCATCCAGACGGCACACCTTGGGAACCAGAAATGCGGCATAGGGCGTCGCTCGCTCGCTGGCGCATCCGCAACGTCGCCCAAGCCACAGCGCAAAGTTGGGAGCAGCGTTTGCAGCGTCGCGTTGACGTTGAAGATACCGGCCAAGCGCCGATCATCCCGGCGGGCATGAAGCGCTGGTACGGCGACGGCGAGAACTTGTCCGCTCCAGATTGGGATGGCGGCGAAGTGCTGTTCGACAACGGCCGGACCGGAATGCCGGTTGGTCACCAGTGGCAACCGTTCGGTGCGGTCATTGTGTATGCATATTATCCGAAAGGCGGGCTTGACGCCGCCTCCAAGCCCCACCCAGCGCCAAGCCCGAGTGATGTGGGGCCGGAGGTGGTTGGCGTCGAGAAACCCGCTTACGTGCCTGCTCACAAGCTGCCGTGCTGGCTTTCGTCTGAAGACGTGAAGGCCGAGATCATGAAACTGGCGGAGAACGGCGCTGACAAGGCCGTATGCTGGGACATGATGCAGGCCGTCTACCGTCTTGCCGATCGCGCCCTCGAAAAGGAGGCGGGGCTGTGATGCGCGTGGCTTGGCTAGAGAAGACGGCCGCCGTTCTTGTCTATTTACAAGACGCGGGTGTCAGCGCGGACACGCTTGAAATGCTGGTGCATGGCGATGGGCGCGGGAGGGTGGCCCCGAATGTTTTGCGGAAGGCGCTCGAACACGCTTTTGCAAGCATTGCTGACACCCCCACCCACCG